GCGCATTATCGAGCGCCTCGACAAGCTGGAGGCGCAGCGCATCGTTTGTGTGCGCGATTTCGCCAAGCAGACGGAAAACGAAGACGCCCATAATAGAATTTGGCACAAGCTGGATTCGCATGAGTCCAGGATTACAAGATTGGAAGCTAAGAAGTAATGGGACTCACGGCTAAACAGGAAGCATTCTGTATCGAATACGTCAAAGGAGGAAGCAAGTCCTTCTCTGACGCCTACAGAGCGGCCTTTTCCTGTGCGCATATGAAGCCGAGTACCATCAACACCAAGGCTTCTGTCCTGGCACAGAACGGTAAGATCAGGGCCAGAATTGACGAGCTGCGCGCAGAAGCGAGCAGAGAAGCGAGTGTAACTCTCGTGGACCATCTGCGCACGCTGGAGGCCCTACGGGATAGTGCGGCCGAAGCTGGGCAGTACAGCGCAGCCGTTAAGGCGGAGATAGCCAGAGGCAAGGCCAGTGGGCTGTACGTTGAGAGGCAGGAGATTTCCGGACCTGACGGAGGGCCTGTAGTGGTGCTTTTCGGAGGACAGAGTCGTGCCCCGGTGTAAGGTGAGTCTGTACGACTATCAGATGGACGCCCTGCGCCAGCTGGATACCCGCCGCTTCGGTGTCATGATTTGTCACCGTCGGTGGGGGAAGACCGTGCTTGCGGTCTCCCGGCTGTGTCGCAATGCCGCGAATGGCGGTGAGACATACCGGGGGGCATATCTGGCGCCGACGTACAGGCAGGCGAAGGATGTAGCCTGGGACTACATCAGGAAGATCGCTGTGGCCGCGGGCGCAAATATCAATATATCGGAGTTGAGCGTGGAGTTTTCCAATGGAGCCCGCATCAGGCTCTATGGCGCTGAGAATCCTGATTCCCTCCGCGGGCTCAACTTGTGCGATGTCGTTATAGACGAGGTCGCACAGATGCCACGTTCCGTCTGGACAGAAATCATCCTGCCCATGCTTGTCTCTACGCAGGGCAGCGCTCTCTTTGTAGGGACGCCTAAAGGAAAGAACCTGCTTCTGTCAATCTGGGAGGAGGCCAAGGCGCATCCCGACCAGTGGGTGGCGCTGATGTTCAAGGCATCTGATACTCATTTTTTTACAGAGGAAACGCTGTCGCGAGCCCGCCGCTCGATGTCCGAAGAAGAGTACCTGCAGGAGTACGAGTGCTCTTTCATGGCCTCGGTAAAAGGGTCTTATTACGGTCGTCTGTTGGAGTCTGCAGAACACGATGGGCGCATCTGCGGGGTTCCGTACAATCCCGGTTCTGCCGTCATCACGGCATGGGACCTCGGCTTCAGCGACTCTACAGCTATCTGGTTTGCTCAAATCGTCGGGCAGGAGGTGCACGTCATCGACTACTACGCCTCTTCAGGAGTCGGGCTCGACCACTACGCCCGCGTCCTGAAAGACAGGGGCTACGTCTATGGCGAGCACCTTTTCCCGCATGATGTTGCCGTGTCTGAGCTTGGTACAGGCACGACACGACTTGAGACTCTGCGGAAGCTTGGGCTCCCCGGTAGAATCCTGAAGGCCACCCGCGTAGACGACGGCATCAATGCCGTTCGTATGCTTCTCCCGAGGTGCTGGTTCGATCGGAAGAAATGTGAATCAGGCCTGGACGCCCTACGCATGTATCAGCGTGACTGGGATGAGAAGGCGCAGGACTTCCGCTCTGCCCCGCGGCATGACTGGACATCTCATGGAGCGGACGCTTTCCGGTATCTCGCTGTGGGTATCGATAGCGCCGCCGCCACAGTGAGCGGCCGCACCTTCGCTCCTATCCACCAGAATTCCATCACGAGGCTTGCCTGATATGAGATCCAAGACTGACGTCAAGGCGCGGTTGCACCGTATCATCCTCTCCGAGATGAGCCATTGTGTCGGCAAGTCCGGCGGCCAGCTCTCGAATCAGAGAGACATGCTGAAAAAGAAGTACCTCGGCTATGGGTATGCCGGGGACGATGCCCGCGCCAAACAGGGGTACTCGACCTATGTCGACAGGACTGTCATGGAGGCAGTTGAATGGGCAAAACCGAGCCTGTTCAGAGTTTTCACGACGACTGATGATATAATTCGTTTCGAGCCGAATACGCCCGCTCAGGAGCAGGCCGCCGCTGACGCGACGCTCTATGTCAACAACGTCATTTTCGGGAGAGAGATGTTCCGCTTGGTGCATGACGTCCTCGCTGACGGTTTGTATCAGCGCGTGGGGTGGTGCATCGCGCACTGTCCCCTACAGAAAGAGACGCGCGTCCTTGAGTATGAAGGCCTGACCGAGCAGGAAGCCATGTCTCTCATTATGGATCCCGCTATGGGCATCTCCGAGGACGGGGACAACCTTGAAGTCGAGGAAGTCATTGGGCAGGGCCCTCTCCCTCTCTACAACCTGCACATCCGCAGAACAGAGGCACGCCGGTCCATCCGGCTGGATGCCGTCCCATCGGAGCGCGTGGTCATCTCCTCGGATGCTGCGGACGTGGAGCATGCGCGGTTCGTCGCCCACTGGGAGCTGAGGAGCCGGTCCGACCTTATCCGCGAAGGTTACGCTCCGGAGGAGGTTGACGACCTTCCAGCCTACGACACGGAAGACGATGCCCCCGAGACCGTCACCGGCAGGGAGATCAATGCCGAGGACACTGCAGACGTAGATGAACTCGCCAAAGAGTCCCGTCTTTACCAGGTATGGGAAGCCTGGGTTGATTGCGACATCAACGGTGACAGCCTGGCTGAAAAGGTGAAGGTCACCTACGTGGGCGGGGAGGACTCTGCCCGCATCCTCGACTGGGAGGAGTGGCCGCTCTACCGGGCTCCGCTTTTCGCGGCATGTTCTGTTCCCATGCCTCACCAGGCCATAGGACTGTGCCTCGCAGACCTGGTCTCTGACCTGCAGGACGTTAAAACTGAGATGACCCGCCAGTTGCTGGACAGTCTCGTGCTGGCCAACCAGGGCGAGATCGTGGCCAACGAGGGCGAGAGCGGGTCGATTGACTACGATTCTCTCCTATCCCGCAGAGCTGGCGGAATCTACAGGTGCCGTGGCGATGCGTCCATCACCCCGCTTAATGTCAACACCAGCGCGCAGGATGCGCTGGGCGGCCTCACTGCCGTGGAGAGCGTGGTGGAGCGCAGGACCGGTATCACGGCACGGACGCAGGCGCTAAAAGCCGACGCCCTCCAAAATACAGCCACCGGAGCAAGCATTCAGGAAGAGGCCGTAAATCAGCGTATCGAGCTAATTGCCAGAGTATACGCAGAGACTTTTTTCCGTCCCCTCGGGCGCTACGTCCTGCACCTGCTGCACCGATACCAGGACCGTGAGGTCCAGGTGCAGCTGAAGGGCCGCTTCATGTCTTTCGATCCCAGAAAATGGGACCCCGATATGGACATTTCCGTTGCCGTCGGTCTCGGGACAGGGAGCAAAAGCAAGCAATTGGCCGCCTTCCAGCAGATCCTTCAGATTCAGCAGGCCTTTATCTCTCAGCTGGGGGCATCTTCTCCCGTGAGGCTCTCTCATGTCATCTACGCATGCCATAAGCTATGTGAGGCCGCGGGCCTGCAGGCGCCAGAGCGCTTCTTTGGCACGGAAGAGGATGCCAGAGCCGCTGAGAGGCAGATCATAGAGAGCCAGAAGAACAAGGGACAGATGGATCCCCTGACCGCGGCCAGGGTCCAGACGGAAAGGGTCAAAGCCCAGACGGCGATGCAGAAGGCCCAGGTTGATATGCAGATTCGGCAGGCCCAGCTCCAGAATGAGACTCAGAGCAAAGCCGTCAAAGCCCAGAGTGACGCGGCCCTGCAGGCTCAGAAGATGCAGGCGAACACGCAGCTGAAGGCTCAGGAGCTGCAGGCGGAAAAAGAGCTGGACGCTATGAAGCTGGCCATGGGCGGAACAGCCCCGGCTCTCACCAATATCAGACAGCAGGAGGTCTAAATGACGGATCTGGAAGAGAAGAAGAGGCAGGCCGACGAGGCGGCTTTCATCATCAACTCCCCAGTCTTCCAGCAGGCCTTCGATGCGCTGGACTATCGGTACGTCAGCTCGTGGCGGAAAGCCCAGGACATCCGTGCCAGGGAAAGATTCTGGCTGATGCAGAAAGCACTGACGGCAGTACGGGAGCAACTTCAGGACACACTAAACAGTTATCAGACTTTAGCAGGAGGCATACATGAGCAAGGCTAGCGAGATGCCGGCAGAGGCGTCGGCAACAGATCCCGGCCCGGCCCTTTCCGGGCAGACCATTGGGGCGGGCACGGATACCAGCACCATAGATCGTGCTCCACTCGAAGCCGTCAGAGGGCGGGAGATTGACTCCACAGACGAGCTCTCTGACGTTCTGGCAGGCGAAGGCGCCGACACCCACGATGGCACCGTCACAGAAGAGGACGACCTCGGCACGGCAGACACTGGCGCCGCGGACACTTCCACAGAAGGAGAGTCTCCCGCAGAAGGCGAAGATGCCGCGCAGGCTGATATTCCCATGCCCGAAGGTTTTGAAGAGAGGACCTGGGGTACGCTGACCCCGGAAGCCCGTCAGGCCGTCCACGGTATGGCAGTGGCCCAGGCTCAGGCCCTGGCACAGGAACGCCAGGCAAGCGCATCGGTCCGCACTGAACGCGACCGTCAGATCAACGCTGCAGGCGATCTTCTGGCCAACGCGAATCAGCTGCTGCAGATGATCACGGACGCAGAGTACGCCGGAATTGATTGGGGAAAGCTCAGTCAGACGGACCCGACGTCTTATGTACAGCTTTCCCGGCAGTACGCGCAGCGCAAGGAGGCCATCCAGCAGCTGGGGGAGCGTGTCAGGCAGGCAGCCCAGGCAGTGCAGGCTCAGCGTAAGGCTGAGTATCAGCAGAGCCTGCAGAACGAGATGGCCGCAGTCGAACCCCGGCTGAAAGCCTTACTGGGAGCTGACTTCAGCGCCCCGAAATTCGCGCAGGAGGCTGCGCAGTATCTGGCCGGGCAGGGCGTGCCGATGGACGCCATTGGCCGGATTTCAAAAGGGTATGAAGTTGAGCTGATCGCCAAAGCCATGGCGTATGACCGCATGGCCGGTACCCGCCGCATGGCGGAGCAGAAAATGGCCGATGCCCCGAAGGTCGAGGCGGGAGGCCGCTATCCCGGAGGCGATGAAAACGCCTCCCTGAAAAAGGCGCGCGCGATTCTGCGCAAAAATTCGAGAAGCACGCAGGCTCTCGCCGACGTGCTCGGCTCTTTGTAAGAAGGAGGCCAAAATGGCTATCGTATCCGGTCAGCTTCAGGATTCTGCCATCAAAGGCAAACCCCGTGACCTGATGTCTATCATCTTCGATGTCTCTCCCACCGATACCCCTTTCCTGTCTATGTGCGGCAAGAGCAAGGCTATCCAGACGCTCCATGAGTGGCAGACTGACACCCTCGCTACACCTGCAGTGAACTCGACTCCGGAAGGTGCTGACGTCACCACGTTCAGTGAGTCTACAACCACAGAGTTGAGTAACAAGACTCAGATCCTTTCTAAGGCTGTGTCTGTGTCCGGCACCGCCCAGGCAGTGAAGCAGGAAGGCGTCAGCCGGCAGTATAACTATCAGCTCGCCCAGAGAACAAAAGAGCTCAAGAAGGACGTCGAACTCGCCCTCATTTCCAACCAGGTAACCCGGTCTGATAATGGGTCTGATGGGCGTCTCATGCGCGGACTCCCCACCTGGATGCTGGCTGCCAACTCTGACGTGGCCGGCACTATCGGCTCTGACTCCGCCGCATGCGTGGCTGGCACGTCCCGTGAAGCTACCCAGGCTCTTTTCACCGGTGTGCTCACCAAGATCTATGAGTCCGGCGGCGAACCCGACCGCATCATGTGCGCTCCGGACATCCGTGTGGCTCTCTCTTCTGTGCTTCGCGGAACGGCCAACAACAGGATGGAGAACGCGGATTCCAAGCGCGCTACTGGAGTCATTGACGTCTACGTGTCGGACTTCGGGGCATTGAAGATTATTCCCAACAGGGTGCAGGCCTACGAGGTCTACAGTAAAACCTGCGCGTTCATTATCGACCCTGACTACTGGAAGGTCGCGTATCTCCGTGGTTTCCAGGAACAGCCGCTCGCCCGCACCGGCGACAGCATGAAGGGGCAGGTGCTGGTGGAGTGCACCCTTGAGGCCAGGAACCCCGCATCCAGCGGCATGGTGGCCGATCTTAAGGTGTAGCCGTCATGGCGCTCGAGCTAACCCAGCATGTGTCGGG